TGATACTTATCACCACATACAGTGCAGAATTACTTGCAAATCGAATACAGCCAGCAACTTGTTTCACAACGGGGAACTTAAGATAAATGTAGCTGCTTCAGAAAGCGTTATCTAATGATTTCTGAAGTTAAAAAAGCAGCACTAAAAAAAGATGAAGAAGCTCTTGAACAAAAATATGAGCAAAAGAAACATAAAGAAAACGGTGAAGCTGTTGACTTAATAACTGACGAAGAAGCCATGTCTTTGGCAAAAGATGACGCCACTTTAGAAAGGATTATTTTAGAAATCAGAGAAGATTCTGAAGTTAGTCATGATCCCAATTATAAAAAGATCTATAGTTTTTTAGCTCAAGAAAATCTTAATAATTTTATAGAAGTAAAAAAAGGTATTTCTGAAGAAAAAGCTTCAATAGTAGAGAGAGTAAGAAAAGGTCAGCATAAGCACTCTGCAGATATCAGTAGGAAGCATTCGTTAAAAAGAAACTACAACGAAGTGTTTGGAAAAAACTCTACTACAATATCTTATGAAGATTATCTAACATTATTAGAAATGAAAAAATTGTTAGATGTTGATGAACAAATTGAACTGTCAGGATTTAAAAACGAATGAGTTTTTTTAAAAAGTTAAAAGAAGGAGAAGATACTGACTTTAGTGAAGAAAAAGCTTTAGAAGAACAGTATCAAAAAATGTATAAAAAAATTGCTAGAGATTTTGTACATAAAGATGATTTAAAAGAAATCTTACTAGAAATAATTGAAGAAGCAGGGCTAACTGTAGAAGTCGAAAGACTTCCAATAAAGGCTTATTTAAAACACAAAGAATATGAAAAAAACATGGATTCTTCTTTAACAAGAAGAAAGACTTTTTTAGATATTGATGAATATCCATTCATTTTGATTAGAGGTGTTGAAGATGGAGACTGATAGACTGTTGATTGCAATCAATAACTTGATTGAAGCTTATGAAGCAGGCCTAGTTAAGTTGGTTTCAGAAGAAAATGAAAGCAACTTAGACGTAATGCAGATTTCTAATCTTCATAAAATGGAAATGATAGTTCATGGAATGGAGTTAGGAAATAGTGTGGATCTTATGCTTAACATAAGTGGCGCATTGCGAGAGAGTGAGGAAGCCAGGCCAATATTTGAAACCCAGCAGTCTGCTGTCGTAGCATCTGAAGAAGAGGAATGTGTTCTCGAAGAAAGCTTAACAAAAATTTATAAATCAGTAACAGGTGCTAAGGACTGGGCAGAGGATAAAATATCGGAGGGAGTCGACAATATTCCTCAAACAAAATGGAAAATAAAAGCATCGACGTTGAATGGAAAGATTAGTGATTTTCGTAATAAAATTGAAGCTTTTAATAACAAAGAGTTCCAAGATTGCTTGGACTGTAGACCTAGTTTTTCTGAAGAAGACCTAATCCCTGCCTATGAAGTCAACTGGGAGCTCAAGCAATTTTTAGCTAATTTAAAAAGCTTACTAATAGACATTAACGATTCTTTAGACCCAACGAAGATTATGAAAGACTTCTGTAATTGGTATTCGGCGTTAAAAGAAACCGGTAGTTGTTTTCATAATTGGCCTATTATTGTCGCCAGCTTTCCCATCATCATAAACGACCTTAGGGTTCAGTTGACAGGAATAGGAGTTTCATGGACAGGAATAGTAGGCCCATTAATCGCCCCTTTTCTGACTTCTTTAACTAACATACTTGAGGCGTTAAGGAACATGTCAATGCCTCTGTTTAATTGCCTCCTTAGGTTGCTTAATACTTCTAGAGAAGTTATTTTACAAGCTCGGAATGTATTAAACCAATATGCTGACCGATCAATAAATACTTATGAATCAATCTCAAATACCTTTTCTACGACTAGAAAAAACGGTGCTAAAGTTGCTAAGAGTGAAATGTCTCTTGGAAGTAAACTTACAAACGCACCTAAAATAGATACAAAGCTTGACGAAAAAATCCCTTTTAGTACCTTTGATGGGATTAATGAAGGATTTAGTTTTACACCGAAGTTTGTAACAGCAAGTGGATTCGTTAAAAGTAGCAACATTAACAAGCGTAACAATGTGGCCGTTTGGGAAGCGCTTATAAATGCTATTAATACTATTATATATTATGTCTCTCGGACAAAAGACATAGTAGAGGGGCTTTTTAATAAGTATATTTATCTATTAAAAAGTTTATCAAGATTAATAATAGAGCCATTATTCATAAGTACTAAGCTTATTGGAGAGATCAAGAATATCTTTAATATAATAAGATTGTTTTCAGTTTTCTTTGAGATAAACTGGGATGACCCTTGTAAAGGGATTAATGATGAGAACACTAATCGGCTAAATGCCCTTTTAAGTAAAATAGATTTAGAAGTGCAATCCAATGAATTGACCTCAGAGTTGAAATCAGAGGAAGAATTCTTGACAATAAAAGCAAAGAACTCCTCCTACAAGAGTAGGTTTTTTGTAAATGATTGTGGAGATATTCTCAAGCATGTAAATCACAATCAAATAGATATTGATTCTTTATATGATAAAATTACTGGCTCTTTAGGATAAAGATTATGGATTCTAAATTAATAATACAGGGCCTAAGTGCTTTGAAAGATTCTTATAAAAAAGACATGAATAAGCCCTTAGAGGTGAACTCTATGTCTGGCGCTAGAGTAAAAAGAATAAATAATAAATCAATGAGTTATGCTGATAGACATAGAGGCAATTGGTTTAAGCCTGAGTATGATCTTACAGAGATACAAATAGCTCAAGATGTAGACTCTTATGTTTTTAAAGCAATACAGAAAAAAGTTCACAGGTTCATTTTAGCAGGGTGGGAACTTGTAGGTGACGATAAAGAAACTTTAAATTATGTAAAAAAACGATTAAAAGAAATTGAGCTAATTTCTGGAATGCCTTTTGACCTTTTAATGAAAGACCTTGCTCATGACTTAATTAGATATTCTAATTGTGCATGGGTAAAAGTAAGAAATGAAGATGCTTCTAAAGGTCAAACTAGGGTTGTAAATGGTAAAACGATTGAGCCTGTAGCTGGATACTTTTTATTACCTTTTGAAACTTTATGGTTTAAAGTTAAAAAAAATGGCGAGATAAAGAAGGTAATGCAAAGCGTTCCGAATACAGGGCAAACCAAAGAGTTTGCACCACAAGATGTAATTCATTTTTATACTAATAAAAAACCAGGCTTTACTATGGGTACTCCAGAGTTATTGCCTGTACTAGAAGACATTGCTCTTCTAAGAAGATTAGAAGAAAACGTAGAGAATATGATCGATGCTAATCTGCATCCATTATTTCACTACAAGGTAGGTAATGATAACCATCCAGAAAGATATGGTCCAGATGGCGTAAAAGAAAGTGATTTAGTTCGCAACACTTTAGAGTATATGCCTTCAGGAGGGATATTCGTTTCTGATCATAGACACAAAATAGAAGCTATTGGTTCTGAAGGAAAAGCACTTTCAATACAAGATTACATCGATTATTTCAAAAAGAGAGTTTTTGCTGGATTAGGCGTCTCCCCTATTGATATGGGAGAAGGCGACACTGCTAACAGAAGTACAGCAAATACTTTGTCTAAGATTGCTATCCAAGATGTAGAAGCTTTACAAAGAACAGTAAAGACATTCGTAGAAACTTATGTAATCAATGAGCTTCTATTAGAAGGTGGATATCAAGATGCACTAGTTGAGTCTTCAAAAAGAGTAGAGATAAAATTTGGTACAGTAGACAAAGAAGAAAAGTCAAAAGTAGAGAATCAAGCAATTCAATTATGGACAAACAATTTAATAAACGAAACTGAAGCTAGAAAAAGGCTTGGGGAAAGACCTGTAGAAGCTAGAGACTTAACCTACTATAAGTTGTATCAAGAGCCACTAGCTTTAGTAAAAAGCATGGGTGCTTTTACTGCAGCTTCTAATGCTTTGGAAGGGCATGAGTCTTCTAACATTACAAAAGAAGGTAATGCAAAAGAAGAAATGCAAAGCAAAGAAAAGGTTAATCGACTTGGACGTCCAGAGAATAGCAAACTAGGTTCAGCAGAAAATCTTTCCAAATCAATATCCAAACCTAAGAACCAACATGGAGAAAGATTAGCTCCTAAGTTCAATTCTGATGCTAATAAAATAGTTGATAAAATTTTAAATGAAGAAAATTTATCAAAAATTATGCATATTATTGAAAACATCTAAGCTTTTCATCATATTATATGAACGAATATTCTTCGTTAAAAAGGTAAGTAAATGAGCAATATTATAAAATACAACGATTTTATACAAATAAACCCTGATCAAAGAATTTTGTCTTTAGATAAAAAAGAGAAAATAAGTATTATTGATAGTATGCTTTGTTCATCTTCTTCTGGAGGAAAAGGTTTGTTAATTACTTACGACCTTTCTCATTCAGGTAGAAGAATAAACAACAGGATATACTCTACTAAAGGCCAACAAAGAGGAATAGACTCTTTGGTAACACCTTATGCTAAACCAATACTAAAGAACCATGATCAGAATTCAGAGCCTATTGGCAGGTTTGTTAGTGGTGAATGGCAAGACCTTTATGACGAGGCAAGTAACTACTTGCAGTCTAGTCAAAAAATGCTAGACATCCATAATGCTTTTAATGATGATGATCCTGAAAAGATCTATAAGACATTAAAAAGTTTTGGGCTAGTTAAAGATAAAAGCTGGCCAGGATTAGGCAGGATGCGTGTTCAAGCGAATATCACAGACGAAGAATCTATTAAAAAGTTTATGGATGGGCGTTATCTTACTTTTTCTGCTGGCTCTACTACTGATCGACATGTATGTTCTATCTGTCAGAGCGATTGGGCTATCGATGGAATGTGTGAGCATCGACATGGAAAAGAATATGATGGTGAGACATGCGTGTTTATCACAGGAGATTTCTTGGTCATGGAAGGATCCGTGGTAAATACTCCTGCAGATGATTTGTCACAACTAGTACATATGGAGATGAGAGACTCAAAGGACTCAACAGAGTTGATCACAGATAAAGAAATCTATATTGATGAGTTCATTATGACAGACTCAAGATATGATCTAGGAGACCATAATGAAGTTGAAGAAATACAAGCAACCGAACAAGTCGACGCCTATCAAGAAAAAACCGAAGAAGAAGAACAAGAAGAAGTAGTCAAAAAGTTTGACCACGAAATGAGTATTTCTGAATCTGAGATGATGGAACTGCATCAAAAAGGAGAGACTTATATTACTCAACGTGGCGATGACGAAACTATGGTCATTAAGGTAAAGTATTCAGGCTCAATGAGAAAAGATAGTATCGAGGATGAATACTCTGCTTTTGGATTGACTGTCTCGGCAGTTAACAATAATGCAACTGTCGATGAAAAGACTTTTAAAGTTCCTTCTGGAGCAAAAGGTAATGCTCAAAAGGTTCTTGATTGGAAAAAAGAAAAAGGTTCAGAAGTCAAAGGAATGACTCCAGTAGGATGGGCTAGAGCTAGACAGCTAGCAACCAAGTCTGAAATTGGACTATCTACTGTTAAAAGAATGTCCGCTTTTAATAG